AGGCCGTGGACGGCGATCGCGCCGGGCTCCTGCGCGATGCCGGGGTTGACCAGCCACGTGCGGGTGTCGGTGGGCAGTCCGCCGCCGACGAGGATGAGCGCGGCCGAGACGATCCGCGCGGTCTCGGGGTCCTTGTCGCTGCTCTCGAAGTCGAGGGCGGCCATGCGCTGCTGATGCCACATGGTGGTTCTCCGTTCGCTGTGATGTGCTGGGTGCCGGCCGCCCCGCAATGCCCGCGGGGCGGCCACTTGCTGCGGGCTACACGCGCGGCTGAGCGGCCTTCGGCCACACCGGGCGCTCAGGGCTGTCCTCGACGACCTCGACCGCGTACACGCCCTCGTCGTCCGGGCCGACATCTCCAGAGCCGGAGCCCCCGCTACGCTTCTCCTCTTCCGCCTTGACCTCATCCGCGCGCACCTTCAGCGCCGCGATCAAGTCGTCCGTGAGATGACCCGCCGCGTGAGCGGCCCGATACACGTCCTGCACGTCGTCGACGGTGAGCGCCCCGCGGGCATCAGCCATGTAGTCCGGGCGAGGCGCCTCAATCGCAGCCCGCGCCCGCCCTGCCGGATCCAGCGCGGTCGCCGCGTTCATCGGCCCGGCCAACGCCTGCCGCGGAGTCACCCCCCGCAACTCGACCACGACGACCGGGAACTTCTTCGTCTGCCCCTCACGGACAACCTGCCGCGGCTCGATCCGCAGCGTCACCGGGATGAACCCCTTGCCGTCCGTACCGGCGAGGACCATGTCGACCATGCCGCCCCACTCGGATGCGGCGTAGAAGGAGTGCGTCTCGGCCCGCCACATGCCCATCCCGGACAGGTCCGGAAGCATCACGTTCAGACGGGACGTGGTGGAGCAGACGACGCCCTTCTTCTGCTGGTGCCAGTCCTCACCGAACCGGGCCAGGCACACGCACGCCTGCCGGGTCAGCAGCTCCGTGACGCCGTCACACCGGCGCTGGCATCCACCCGCGGACCACATCTCGTTGTACTGGTTGAGCGGGTCGCCCGGGGTGATGAGTGCCTCGATGGACGACGCCTTGGTGATGACACGCCACTGCGTGATCGTCGAGTTCAGCGGCGACCACTGCTCCGGCTCCCCGCCCCACAAGCCGGCGGCGGTACGGACGTGCTCCTCGGAGTGGGAGGTGATGACCCAGGTCGCGGACCGCATGGGCCGGTTGCCCTGGGTGTAGCCGGTGCGCAAGCGGCCGTGTTCGGCGGCGCGCGCCTGAATGTTGCGGAGTCGGGCCCCCATCAGGCTGCCTTTCGGTTCGAGTGCGCGGCCGCGGGCGGGGCGGTGAGCGCGGTGTATGAGGTGGGTGCGGCGTGGAGCCAGCGGGTGGTCTCCAGCGCGCCGCGGAACGCGCGGTGGGCGTCCCGGCCGGCGGGCATCGGGACGAGGGCGTGGCTGCGGGCACGGAGGTTGAGGACGCCGGTGCGTTCGATGCGGGGCATCGGCTGCTCGGTGTCGTCGGGGAGCAGGACGGTCTCGGCGTAGCGGAGCGCGGCGAGCTGGAGGGTGTTCTCCGGGTAGACCGACTTGGCGGGGCGGGTGGCCGAGGACTTGTAGTCGATGAGCCACAACTCCAGGCGGCCGCCGTCCCCGGTGGGGAGCCAGATGATGAGGTCTCCGGTGCCGGCGTATCCGAGGCGCCGGTGCAGGACGGTGCACTCGGTGGCTTCGACGTGCTCGTCGAAGTCGACGCCCCAGGAGGCGAGCCACTGGTCGAACTGCGCCAGGTAGGGGGCGACTTCGGGGTCGGCGGGGATCGGGGCGCGGAGGAGGCGGGCCTCGGCTGCGCTGTGGACGCGGTCGCCGAGGTCGGCGGCGCGTTCCCTCACCTCGCGGTGGATGGCTTTGATCTCGCGGGTGAGGCTGGCCCTGTCGAGGAGGACGCGGCGGGCGATGTCCACGACGTTGTCGAGGACGTGCTCGACGGTGAGCTTCACGCCCCACGGCACGAGGGCCATGGACTTGTTGACGCTTGTGTCGAGGACGTTGGTGACGGAGACGAGGTCGGGGCCCCCGGCGGGGTCGCTGTAGTAGCGGCCCCGCGCGGTGTCCCGAGCGTGCTTCGGGTTGGTCACTTGCTGCCGTCCTCGGTGATCTCGACCCAGCCGTCTGCCCACTCCTCGTCGCGGAACGACGAGGACTTCCACGGGGCGCCCGCTCCGGCCTGCTCGAAGCCGAGGGCCCGACGGTCACCGGTGGTGGGGTGGATGGCGACGGCCACGCACTGGAAGTTGGGCCGGTCCTCGGGGGCCCGGAACGGGGCGTCCTCGGTGTAGGTGCGGCCGGGCTCGAAGAAGTTCGGAGGCAGCATCCGCAGGTTGTCCGGACGGACCGCCCCACGTTCGACCTTCGACGCGAGCAGCCACACCGGCGTGTCCTCGCGCGCCTTCTTCACCAGCCAGGCGACAACGTCCGCCTTGGGCAGCAGCCCCGCCTCGGCGAGTACTTCGGCGCGGTAGGCGTCGATGGAGGCGCGGCCGCCGTCGGGCACGGCCGGGTCGATGTTCGTCTCCAGCACGTCCCGGGCGCTCATGCGGTGCGCCTGTCCTGCTGCTCGGGCAGCGGCTGCGCCTTCAAGTACGCCCGCGTCTTCCGCATCGACGGGTGCTTGATCTCCGACGCACCCCTCAACAGACCCGGGTTGAACCGGCCGGCCGTCCCCGCGATCACCGCGTCCAACTCGTCCCGCATCCGGACCAGGTCCGGCGTCCGCACCTCGATGTGCGCGGTGTCCATCCCCGCGGCGTCCTCCACCTGCTCGACGAGCTGGTCGAGTTCGCCTTCGCGGGGGGAGGCGACGGCCTCGGCGAGAGCATCCAACTGGGCGATGACGTCCTCCCGCGCTTCCGGGTCGTCCCATCCGGCGACGAGGGAGAGGAGGGTGTCGAGGCGGACCTGGTCGGCGCGGAGCACCCCGTGGAGGCGGTTGCTGCCGGTGGTGAAGGACAGCGGCGGCTTCGAGGACTCGTTCATCGGGCAGTTCCGTTCGACGGGGAGATGAGGAGGAAGGCCAGGAACACGGCGCTACGGGCCGCCTCACGGACGCAGCGGGGGAGCAGGTGCTTGGAGCTGGCCCACAGCAGGGCCGGCGGGAACGTCACCGCGAACAGCAGGGCGGCGGCGGTGATGGCGGTGATGACGTCGTGACGGGTCTCGTGCATCACCGGGCACCACCGGTCCGGGCCGCGCGGCGGGCCAGCATGCGGGCCTTGATCTGCGCGTCCGTCGGCAACACCCACTGGTGCCAACCGACCGACGCCTTCCACTGCTGCGCGTGCACCCGGGCCGGGATGCCGCAGTACCGGCAGCCGGACGGTTCGACCGCGGACTCGGCCGCGAACGGGACCGCGATCTCGGGCAGGTCCCGGGGGACGAGGTGCTTGTGGTGGAGCGGGTTGTCGTGGGGGTCCTCCAGCAGCTCGCGGAGGGCCTGCGTCGGAGCGATCCGCCGGGTAATCCCATCCGACTCCGCCGCCATACGCGCCTTGAACAGACACGTGCTGCACGGCTCGCCGTAGGTGTAGCCCGCCCCGCACTTCCGGCAGGTCTGGATCGCGGCAGGCGTCAGAGCCTCCAACTCGGCGATCCGGGCCTTGCTCGCCCGCAGCGCCTCGGCCGCGTCGTCCACCCACTCGTTCGTCGAGTGCCGCTCCGCCAGCAACTCCGCGACCTGCGCCCGCAGCCGGTCCAGCTCCGACACCCGCGGCCCCGGGCCCACCGGCATCGGCAGCGCGAACGCCACCGACGCCAACCCGTGCTCCGCCAACTCGGCCAGCGTCGCCATCACGTACTCCGGGCAGCACGCCGGAGCATCCGCCACCGCGTACAAGCCACGGCCCTCACGCGTCACCGCACGCCGCATCCAGCACGCACCGTCCTGCGTGTTCACCACCAGCGGGTCATGCGACACCGGGGTACTCATGCGGCACCGCCCAGCAGCGGCAGCTCGGTACCGAAGATCGCCTCAAGCTCCATGCGCGTCGACATCGCCAGACGCGGGCACTTCACCGGGTCGACGCCGTCGATCACGTAGAGCGCGGCGCCGCCACGGGTGTGCTCGGTCTGGCGCCAGATCTTGCCGTTCGGGGCGAGCAGGTCGCCGGGCGTGTTCGTGGGGGAGGTACTCTGGACGGTCATAGCCGCCTCGCTTTCTGTGTTGAGCGGGGTGTGCTGCCAGGGGTCGCCGAGCCGGGAAGTTCGGGCGGCCCTTCGGCATGTGATGGGTCAGGCGGCGTCAGCCGCGATGTCCGCCGGTCGAGGCGCGGGGACACGGAACGTGGCGAACAGCGCCTTACCGCGGAGGATCAGCTCCGGCGTGAACCGGGGTGCGCTGACCACGTTGCGTTCGACGCGCTCGGCGCAACCGGGGAACGTGGCCTCGCAGTCGGCGAAGGAGAACGGCTCGCCGGTCATGGCGCGAGCGCCTTCTGCCGGAGACCTACGAGGCGGAACACCGGCGTGCAGAGGATGAGCAGTTCCACGCCAATCGCGTGGCAGAGGGCTTCGGCCGTTGAGGCGTAGACCTTCTCGGTCTCGCCGCTGAGGATGTTGCCGACCGTTCCGTGGGCGACGCCGGCCGCTTCAGCCAGGTCGCGGATGCTCATTTCGGATCCGGTCTTGGTGCGCTTCATCAGGCGCTTCAGGAGGTCTCGGTCCACTTCAAAGAGCGGTTCGGTCTTTTGTGCAGGTGCAGTCACGTCTACCTCGTGAGATGTATCGCCTGCGGGTGTCTATCCGCTTGGATGGGTAGAGCATGGCACGACGGCGGACGACTTGTCCATCCTCTTAGATGGATGAATCTCAAGTGTCTAGCGAGGCAGATGGGCGGGTCTCGTTTTCGCCAAACTGAGCGCGCGCTCTGGCGTCCGCCGTCCATTTGCATGGACACTCTGTCCGGCGCATAACTCGTCGGGCCTGCGCCACCAGCGGGAACTTGCTCCATGTCCCCCTGGCCCCATGGACACCCCACGGCCCATGTAGCGACACGGAGTGGCAGGATGAGCCTCATGACGGCTGAAGATCACCAGGTGACTGGTCCGGAGCGGACTCAGTTCCGAGACCTGGTAGCTGAGCGGAAGGACGCGCTCAAGCTCAGCTATATGCGGCTCGCGGCGAAGTGCCTGCACCCGGTTACCGGTGAGCAGACCGTCAAGCACGCGTGGTTGCAGCGGGTCGTGACCGGCGAGCCGGTCGAGGCGCCCGACTACGACATGCTGCTCGGCATGTCGGAAGGTCTTGAGGTCGACATCGACGTCCTTCAGGATGCCGCGTCCGCGCAGTTCTTCGGCTCGCAGAAAGTGTTCGTCGAATCGGCGGAGGCGAAGGCCTTCCTGGAGGACGCGGACCGACTGTCGCCGGCTCAACGGGAGGCCGTTCAGGCTTTGATGCGGTCGCTCGCCGAGGGACGCTAACCGGACGTAGCGGCAGAATCCCCGGCATGATCATTGGCCTTCGCGACTACGGTCGGTAGTAGTTCGCGGCGGGGTGTAGTCGAACAACGCTCAACATGGCAGCATGACCGAATCGCCTGGGAAGCGTGAGACAGCGGTTAGCCTGCATGAACGGCTTGTTCGAGCATGCGAACGAGTCTGAGTGTGCACGTCCCTGGGGGTGCCATGACGCAAGACAGCAAGGCCAGCGCACGCACGACGGTCCGAGCTCGGATCTGCTTCAGCAACGAACTGCCCGCGGACATCCCCCCGTTCGAGCTCCCGCCAGGCGTGAACATGGTGGAGATCGAACTCGATGACATTACCTACATCATCATCCGGCCGTGCAGCATGGAGCGGCCCCTGTACGACGAGTGGAACCGGTACCTCGACAGGGTGACTACGCAAGGCAATTGGCGTCGCGAGCCCAGCCGCAGTACGCACCGCGATACCTGATCTCTACAGGACCAAGCCCCCTGACCTGCAAGGTTAAAGGGGGCTTTCCTATACCTTCGGCCTTCCGAACGCCTGCGCAAGCCACCCTTAGCGTGCCACCATGAGGCATGCGCCACGAACCAGCCGACCCCCAGCTCGCCTGTATCTACTGCCGTATGAGCGAAGACCGCGAAGGCGGCGGCCTCGGCGTCGACCGCCAACGCGAGGACTGCGAACAACTCGCGCAACAGCTCGGCGTCACCGCCGTCCGCGTCTACACCGACAACGACCTCAGCGCCTACAGCGGCAAGCCCCGCCCCGGCTACCAAGACATGCTCGAAGCCCTCCGCACAGGCACCTACGGCACCGTCATCTCCTGGCACACCGACCGCCTCCACCGCTCCCCCCGCGAACTGGAGGAGTACATCGACGTCTGCGAACCCCGCTCCGTCCAGACCCGCACCGTCAAGGCCGGCGCGCTCGACCTCACCACCGCCACCGGCCGGATGATCGCCCGGCAACTCGGCGTCCAAGCCCGGTACGAGGTTGAGCGAATGGTCGAGCGGCAGCGCCGGGCCCGGGACCAGAAGATCCAGCGAGGCGAGTACTGCGGCGGGCCCCGCCCCTACGGGTGGGAGAAGAACGGAACCACGCCGATCCCGGAAGAGATCGAAGTCATCCGCGAGTCAGCCGAAGCCGTCCTGGCGGGAGGGTCCATCCGAGCCCTGGCCGCCGACCTCAACGCCCGCGGTCTGCTTACCAGCCAGGGCGCGCAGTGGGACGGCGGGACCCTGACCCGCATGCTCAAGCGTCCCCGCAACGCGGGCATCCTCCAGCACCGCGGCGAAGAGGCGGGGACCGCAACGTGGGATGGTGCCCTCGATGAGCCGACATGGCGGAGTCTTCGCGCGGTCCTCGACGATCCGTCCCGGATTCCCACCGCCTCGAACGTACGAAAGCACCTGGGCAGCGGCCTCTACCTGTGTGGCGTATGCAGTGAAGGCCTCACGTCCTTCTCGAAGGGCACCGGCAGGCCCGCGCAGTACAAGTGCCGCAAGAACAACTGCGTGGTGCGGAACCTGGACCTCCTCGACAAGTGGGTGGTCTGGCACCTGCTGCGCCGTCTGAAGGAGCCTGACGCGGCGGAGGTGTTCGCCCGCGACGAGAAGACCGGCGGTCCGGACCTGAAAGCTGCGCAGTCGGCACTGGCGAAAGCACGCAAGAAGCTTGACGAGTTGGCCGCGGCCTTTGGGGCGGGCGAGATCGACATGCAGGAGTGGCGCATCGCCCGCGAGGGCGCGCGTACTAAGAAGGCGGAGGCCGAGGCGATCCTGTCGTCCGCGGTCCGGGTGAACCCGATCGCCGAGCTGCTCAGCGCTGACGACATGGGCGCCGCGTGGACGGCCTGGGACCTGGCCCGGAAGCGAGCGGGAATCGACTGGGCGATGATCGTGCGCGTCATGCCGGCGAAGATCGGGCGTCAGCCGGGAGGCGGTTACTGGGATCCGGATGCGGTGGATATCAGGTGGAAGAAGTGACAGTGCCCCCAGCGCGGGCTGGGGGCACTGTTGGCCCGTCCTCCCGTCGCCTGGGAAAGCTTCGGAGGCCGGGCCGCTTGCGGCCGATGTGAACGGCGTGTGAACAGCGTGTGTCGTGTGGGTAATGATGCGGTCAGGTGCAGGCATATGCAATATGCATAAGCTCACGTAGCTCGAACGGGTGTTTTATTCGACGAGCCCTTGCGTCCTGGCCTGAACCCGCACTCGCAGATGTACCAACGATGGTACAGACAAAGATCACCCTCGCCGACAGCGTTGACGGGTGCCGTCCGATCCCTTCCCCGCTTGGGTGCCCGTCGCCCGCCGTGCCATCGGGGACCGTATCCGGGCTGCCCGCATAGAGCGCAAGCTGAGTCAGGAAGCGCTTGCGGAACTGGTCGGACTCGACCGGAAGACGATCAACCGAGTCGAGCAGGGTGTACACGCGACGAGTGTTGATCACCTGCTCCTCATCGCGCACGCGCTCGACACCCCGCTTGCCGACCTCGTGCAATGAGCGGCCGCCCCCGCCAGGGGCGACAGGGACGACCGCCCTACCCGAACCCCGGAGATTCCGCCGTCCTCGGGGCCCGGGAACCTAGAAGTTCGTCCTCGTGTACGGGTGGTAGTGCCGGCCCTCATGCCCCATCGGCAGGCAGCAGTGCAGTGCCCGGCTGGCAGACTCGGCCCAGCAGTAGCTCGACATCCGGCCGCGGGGCAGCGTCTTCACGCTCACTCGATCTCTCCTGTCTGTGACGGGCGTCGCGGGCGCATCCGACAGTCGGGCCCGCACTCGTACACCTCGACGCCCAGGTCGTGGGCCCCGCTCATCCCCGCGGCCCGGCCAGCAGGCCGGGCGCCACGCGCGAGCCGGGCGTTGCACCAGCAGCAGGCGTGCCCCGAGTACTGCGGCCCGGTCAGCCGGCGCGCGGATGGCGGCTTCGGCGTCCAGGTCATGGCCGGTCGGCGAGGGGGATGAGGCCGCGCTGCTCACGGCACGGCGCGCACGCGTACAGCGGGACGGGCGGGGCGGAGTTCTTCTC